ACATGCATGTAGTAGGTATGACAATACCATATTTAAAGAAGAAGGGAGCAAAAGCATTTATTGATACGATAGGAGAGGGTGCAGGTGTCTATTCTCGTTTGTTGGAGGAAGAATTTACAAATGCTTTTTCATGTAAATATTCAGAAGGTGCGGATGGATTGCATGATATTACCGGAGAATATGAATTTGCCAATATGCGAGCATATTTGTATTGGGCTTTGCGTGATTGGCTCAATCCTAAAAATGGGTTTGGTGCAGCTTTACCTCCATGTGATCAGTTGATGGAAGAAGCGACTGAAACTAAATGGAAGTTTCTTAGTAATGGAAAGATTATCATTGAGGCTAAAGAAGACATCAAAAAACGTATCAAGCGTTCTCCTGACTATATGGATGCATTAGCGAATACATTCTATCCTAGGGATTACAGCTTTATTAGCGATGAAGAGCTGCTCAAAGATTTTTTGTAGTTGTGTTTCTTTTAGTACCTTTGTAGCCGAAAACACTTCTTTTGTGTTTTCATTGCTCTTATGTGCGCTGGCTTGTGAAAGTCGGCGCCATTTTTGTTTATAGCAAAAGTTAAATCTTTGGTTATGAGTGTTTTATGACTAAAATAATTGTGTAAATATTTGGCTAATTCATTGATAATGAGTATCTTTACAATACTAAAAGAAACCAATATTACTAACAATTAAAATATAAGAGCAATGAAAGCAACAGACCTCTTCAATTATAGAAAAGAAGATTTTGAAACTATTGAATCATTCTCAAAGAGAGTATATGAGACAGCAAAGAGATATAGAAGTTCTTTGCACTTTACACCACAAGAAAGCTATCACGTACTAACTATACTTGCGAAATATTATAATGAGAACGTGTCTGACATCCTTTCTGCTATAAGAGACATTGAATTTAGATGTGCTTCAAAGAAATACAGAATACAGTGGGTAAAGTGTTTAGCAGACCATTATTTGGTAATAGATAAAAGATAAGTTTAACCAGCAGGGCAAAATCCCTGCGCAATATAGAAGATTATGAACAAGAAAGAAACACAAGCAGTTTTTTGCCAAAGAGTAAACGGCATCTATATGAAGCTAACAGGCGACTATAATAAAGACGATCATTATTTTGATAGTTGTTCTTTTCATCCGATTGGTACATTAGTGGACAGACAAGGACAAGAGATACTAACAGATAGGTACATTATAAGAGGTAGATATAATGATTTCGTCAAAGAGTTTGATCACAATCCTACCGATCGAGAGATAAACAACGCTTTAGTTTTTAGGTTTGGTCTCAATTCAAGTCTTTTAATGTAATTAATCCAACAGATTTCTGGATATCATAATATACACGATTATGAAAGCAGATTTAGTTTTAATGATTAGCCCCGAATCCCCACTGATGAAGCAACTGGCAAAGTGTTGGGTAAGTTATGTACTATGTACGACTTCTATACCATAGACAAAAGGTATGTCACGATACGGTATGATAAAACAAGTCTTGCAGTAGCTTATACGAGTGAAGAAAGATTGAATTTATCCAAGAAATGATAAAAAAATAATCGTAAATACTTTGTCAATCCAAATAATATTACTATATTTACATATATAAAAGAACTAATTAATACCCATCGTACGGGCGTGAGACACACGTAGAAACTGTTTTTATTATGGCAACTTACAGAATCATCGCAAAAACAAATGGCTACATTGCCAACAGAGACATCCAATTTAATGGTAGGACAGAAATAATCGTTAAAAGAGAATTGACTCTAAAAGAGGCTTATAAGATGCTTCTTGATATGTTCAATGAAAAGTATGCCGACAACGAAGAAATAGGATACGCCGCCAACTGGGGTATTGCCGTTATCCGTTCACGCAAGTATGTGGATGGTGCTACACCTACATTCAGTGATGGTACCCGATCTTTCGATTGGGATGGAAGAAGCTATGTGATTGAAGCAGAAGAAGTAGAATAATAATTAATCTTATAAGCTGTGCTATCGGCATGACGGGCAAAGAATATGAAAATATTATATTGCAATAACAGTGAATTACTTGAGATATTTGAAAGTAACAGTATTGAAATGATTTGTAATGAAGATATGCAAATTGAAATCTCAGATGAAGATGCTTTAAGAATTGGAACAATCGTAGATAAGTTTGCGCCTGCTGCAAGTGGCGATTATTCAATAGAAGATAAATAATATGACCAACAGATTTAAATTAGAACATAGTCAAGACCTGCCAAACTGGTGGGTCTTGACTGATATAGAGAACTTGATAGTATGTAAGTTTAAAGAACACGAGTTCAACGAAACTCAAAGGATTACCATTCTTGATGATAGCAAGTATGCGAACAACTCGAATTGTGCCAACGAAATAGCGCACATCATGGCAGAGATGGGCGACTATATGTTTTCCCATTGGTATTCGATAGCTTTGCCTACACCAGTATTTGAGTTTCGGCAAGATGATAAAAATGATAGATTATTGCTTATTCGTAATAAATTTCCAAAGTATACTATTGAGATACAAGATGATTATGATTTAAAGCAATTATCTGATGCCTTAAAAGCATGTGGTGAGTTTGTGAAAAAGGTATCTAAGCATTAGATAAAAATAAAGTTACTTAAATGTGGCATTATTATAGTCACTTTTATTATATTTGCACCGTAGCATTTGATGCTAACGTGCTCCTTCACGTTTCCGGATAGTGCGTATTGTGCTATCCGGTTTTTGGGGGGAGTATTTATATATGTTCAACTAATCACCGTATGAAGAAGTACGGAACAGCCTATGGACGAAATTACCGCTATCTTAGACAATACTCGGCCCGTTGATAATATTATCAACGATTTGAAAGAAAAGTCTGTAACAGTCCCATCATGGGATAAACTTCTCAAAGACTACGAACCTACAGAGCATGAGATTGTATCTGACACAGTTACTCGTAAAGACAAAGTCCGTTCTAATGGAGATACAGAGAGAGCTTCGCGTATCTATATAGGACTTGAAAAACTTCTCACCAAGCGAATGACTGAATTCATGTTCGCTATTCCGGTTAAACGTGTATATCATAACATAGAAGATAATGAAACCCGCCAAAGTATTGCGAAAGCAATTGAAGCGATATATAAGTATGCTCGTATTGATAGTGAAAATATTAAGCGAGGCAATGCTTACTTTGCTTCATGTGAAGTGTTCACCATTTGGTACACGGTTGAGAGTCCCAACACTCTATATGGCTTTAAAAGTAAATATAAGCTAAAATGCAAAACTTATTCACCAATGGACGGTGTTAGGTTATATCCTTTACTTGATGAACTTGGTGATATGATCGCAATGTCTTTTGAGTACACTAGAAAGGTGAAAAATGAAGAAGTTACTTTCTTTGAAACATACACGTCAAACATCCATTATAAATGGAAACAACAGGGAAACGGCTGGGAATTAGTAAAATTAGAACCGGTCGTTATTATGAAAATCCCTGGAGTCTACACCTATCGTCCTGTTCCCATTTATCACGGTCTTTCCTATATCAGAAAAGAAATCGAATATACTCTGTCACGTAATAGCGATGTCATCGCATATAATTCCGCTCCTATCCTAAAAATAGCTGGTGGCATGAAAGGAGGAGAAGATAAAGGAGAAAGCCGTAGAGTTTACCGCGTAGAACAAAACGGGGATGTGTCCTATGTTTCATGGGCACAATCTATCGAGGCGTTAAAATACCATGTAGATACTCTTGTTAAACTGTTCTGGTCACAATCCCAAATGCCGGATATTTCCTTTGAAAACATGAAGTCTCTTGGCAATATTGGATTTGATGCAAGGCAGACTTTACTTACTGACGCTCATTTAAAGGTTGGAGATGAAAGTGGTGCATGGATAGAAACGTTTGAACGTGAATGTAGCGTAATCAGAGCTTTCTTGAAAATGATGAATGTTTCTTGGAAAGATGAAGTAGATAATGTTGAGGTTGAGCATGTCATAACTCCGTTTATTCAAAATGATGAAAAGTCAGAAATAGAAAAGTGGGTTACGGCAAGTGGCGGAAAGGCAGTTGTCAGCCAATTAGAAGCCATCAAAAACTTAGGTATCTCTACTGATCCACAAGAAACTCTTTCCCAAATTCAAAAAGAAGATGCAGAGGCTTCCAAAAGCAGGATAAGCAATATATTCGAACAATCGGAATAACAATCTAAAATATAAATATTATGGCAAAAACTGATGTACTAAAATTTAGTAAAGAAAAACAGGGTTATTCCTGTGAATTTATTTCTGTTGGTAAATGTGCAATACAGATAGACAGAGAAAAAAATGGGACGCTTATTATATACGCAAAGATAGAAGGAATGGAGTATGCACTATTGTACCAATACTCTTCCACTCAATTTAATGACAATGTTATTTTTGAGCTTGACGTACAAAAGGGGCTGTCCGTCAAAATAGTAAGTGAGGTAGGCGTCATGAGTGCAAAAATGGCTTATGAAGATGAAGGTTTATAGCCTATCTGCCAAGTTGTAGAAAAGGTTTAGACTGCGTAAGTATATGTTTGTGCAGCTGGCTTAAATTAAATATAATGAAGAAAAGAATATCAAATTGGCTTATTAGATTGGCAGAGAAGATCAATCCACAAGAACGATTGAGGAGTATTGAAAGGATTGATAATTACGAAGCCAAGAAGTTAGGCATCTGTCTTGTCCGTACTAAAAAAGAAATCAAGGATTATCGTAAGAAGATGAAACTTGACGAAGGTTGGTCTAATCGGAAATCAGATGAAATGCTTATCAAAGAAGTAAAAAATGAAGTCCGCCAATCGATTATAAACTCTATCATTCAAAGAGGGTTGATAGAATATTATGTTGAAAAAGTCGGTGACGCACTTCATGTTACCGGTGAAATCAAAGTATATATCAAGAAAGAATAGTATGAAAGTTCCAATAGATAATATAACTTTTGCTGAAAGTGAATATCATCGTGGAAATAAGATTTGGAAAGCCCAAACACTCTACGACTTTGCAAAAGCAAAAGAATACCCAGTGCTTAATATGCCACTATGGAATATAGACCTTACCGCTGAGCCATTTGAGTGTAATCAGCTTCATAGTTTCATTTTCCAATGCAAAAGAGTGAATCAATGTTCTCTTAAATACCCTATTATTCTTGATGAAGTAGGTCAAATTGCTGATGGCTATCATCGTTTATGCAAAGCTATATTAGAGGGTAAGGAAACAATTAAAGCTATTCGGTTATTGGAAATGCCGGCACCTGATAGAATTTTGGAGGAATAAATATGAAAAAACATGCAAAAGTCATTACAGTGGAATATGTGGTTCAAGATTGTCCGATCTATGGTAAGATTATTGTAAAACATCATCTATATCCACAGACAGCAAAGATAAAAAGTATATGAAATAATGGCAAAGCCTAAGATTCCAAATCAGAAAAAGAAGTATCAAGAACTCAACGAGAGATTAAGCAGATATGTATCCCTCGTTGAGCAAATATACGATACACTGAATTTGGAAGCAGCCAAGGCTGTTTCACGCACTCAATATTCCTCCGATAGTGATAAACCGTTTAAATGGTCTGACTATCCTCAAACTAAAAAACAAATTGACGACATACAAAGACATTTCGTAGAAGATATAAACGCAATTATCTATCGCGGTACGACCGAAGAATGGAAAAATAGTAATGAAGCACAGGATTTGATAGCAAACAGAGTATTAAAAGCATATAACGCACAAGTTGATAGAGAGAAATATAAAGTCTTGTATCAAACAAATTCAGATGCTCTGAAAGCATTCCAGAGTCGAAAAGATAAAGGGCTCAATATATCTGCAAAACTTTGGCAGCAATCTATGATCTACAAAGAAGAATTGGAGGCTGCAATCTCATGCGCTATTAAAAAAGGAACTAGTGCTGTTACGTTGAGTAAGCAAATAAGCAAGTATTTACTTAATTTTCCATCACTGCAAAAAGATTATAAAAGCAAATATGGAAGTGCGGAACATATACAAGATTGTGAGTACAGATCTATTCGTTTAGCCCGTTCAGAAATAAACATGGCTTATAGAACAGCCGAAAATGAACGTTGGAAGCAGATGGATTTTGTCGTAGGATACGAAATAAAATTGAGCTCATCACATCATAGTCGTATGCCTCATGGAGACATTTGTGATACTCTTGCAGGTAAATATCCAAAAGATTTCACATGGACAGGATGGCACCCGAATGACTTATGTTATAAAGTTCCTATCCTCAAAACAGAAGAAGAATTCTGGGAATGGGATGGGCGTAGTGATTCCACAACTGAAAGCGTGAATGAAGTCAAGGATGTGCCGGATGCATTCAAACAGTGGGTTGGCACAAATTCGAAACGCATAGTAGACGCAAAGAAGAAAGGCACTTTGCCATATTTTTTAAAGGATAACCCGTTATATCTTAAATAATAACCACTGAGATGCAATTACACTTAGTTTCACGGCACAAGGTACAAGATTACTGCTGTTCGTGAGTTTATTATGATAGTTTAACATGAAAAGTGGCATTTTTAATGTCACTTTTATTACCTTTGTATCAGATGCGTATGAAGACGTACGCCACAGAACTTGTCGTAAAGACTCATTGCTCTAATGTTTAGTAAAGTTCTAGCGAATAGTCTGCTGGTATACGTGCTATGCAGGCTATTTTAGTAACTAAAACATTGTACAATGGACAGAAAACAGCAAGTTTTTTTGAAACTGAAACCTAAAACGAAGGCGTTGGGGTTCAGTCAAAAGGAGCTAAAGGGTATCGCTGCTCAGATTGCCGATAACCTTACCTCCGCAGAAGATGCCTCAGATGAAGACGTAAATGCCGAAATCGATAAAGAGATTGAAGCTGCACTACGTTACTTACCTTTCGGCCAGTCACAGGCCAATCGCTTGCTTGATGAATGGAAGAAAAATCACCCTGAAACAGATGACGACGACAACGATGACGATGATGACGACGACGGATCTTCGAACAATCAAAGACGTCAAACTGGTTCAAATACCAAAAATCCCAAAAACAGAGGAAAGAATGATGATACTCCGGAATGGGCTAAAGGTTTGGTTCAGACAGTACAAACACTGAATGACGAAATCGCAGCATTGAAAGGTGAAAAAGTTACCACTACACGTAAAGAAAAGCTTGAATCCTTATTGAAAGACGCTGGTACATTCGGCACTCGTACCTTGAAATCCTTCAATAAGATGAAGTTTGAGAACGATGAAGAGTTTGAAGAATTCTATTCCGAAGTTGAGGAAGATTTGAGATCTTACAACCAGGAGCGTGCCGACGCGGGACTTTCTAGTTTAGGTAATCCTCCAGGTGCAGGAAGTAAGAAGCAAAAAAAAGATGAATTATTAACCGATGAAGAGGTCATAGCAATAGCTAATGGTCTTTAATCAAAAGCAAATTAAAAATGGGCGCAAAAGCTGATTTAGTAAACGAACAAGAAACAATCTTAACCGGAATGGATTCGATTGTTATTCGTAACTATTTAGGCGGAATTATGAATGGTCGGACGCTAGATATGACTGGATTTAAACAGTCTGTGATCAAAGCTGGGCACATTGTTATCCGCAATACAGAAAACGATACTTATAAGCCAATGCCTGTTAATTCAGCAGGTACAGCCTACGAATCATTGCCAGGAAATCATGAATATGTTGGTGTTGTTGTTTGTTCCAAGCCTGCCGACAAACCATTCGTTGGTATCATGTATGCTGGCGAAGTGAATGACGTGGCAAGTCCTTATCCTATTGACAGCATCAAGGCTGCATTAAAAACGGCATTGCCACAACTAACTTTTTTACACGATTAAAAGGAGGTGAAAGATGAATGAATCATTATTTATTGAATTTGTAAGAAGAATATGGCCTAAATTGAGTCTATATGTGAAAGAAAAGATCAATGGAACAAACAAGAATTTGACCTATCTTCACAAAACGATGCTTACTAAGGTATATTCTCCTGATCAAAAATGGGAAGGCACATCTGCTAATACTACATATGTAGCTGCTGATATGGTAGCTATGGACTCTCCGCTTTCACCTAAAAAGCGAGATTCTATCGCACGGTCAAACGGGGAATTGCCTAAGATCGGAATTAAAAAGATTCTAAGAGAGACTCAAATTAATGCCATCAACATTATGAGAGCTCATTTATCCAATGCCAGCACGGATGCAGCTAAAAAATCTGTCCTTAACCGCATAATCACTCGCATGTTAGACGATGGAACGGCTTGCTCTATTGGTATTGATGAGAGAAATGAAGCAAATTTCCTTACAGGACTCTCCGATGGCATCATCATTGTTGAGGGTGATGATGATAAAAATACTGGTATAGGTCTTCGTGTTGATTATGGTTATTTGCCAGAACATAGCTTTGGTGTTGTTACTACTGGTGAAGTTACAGGAGATGATATTGAAAGAGTTATAAATAAAGCTAACGATGATGATAACAGTATTTCAGTTATTATGCTGGCTTTATCTACATATAACAAAATGCGTCAGTCTCAATGGGCTAAAGAACTAGCTGCAAATTATCGAGGTCAAACCTTTGATAATGATACTAAGCTGCCTGTACCTACTTCTACATTATTTGATGAAGCGTTCTCTGACCAATATAACGGTATCTCATTCCTGAAAATTGACCGTTCAGTAACTTATGAAAAGAACGGTAAAAGGGCATCTTATAAACCGTGGAATGCGAATAAATTGATATTTCTCCCTTCTGCTGATAATGTAGGTTCTTTTGTATGGGGAACTTTGGCTGAAGCGACTAATCCTGTTAATGGAGTTGAATATACTACCGTTGATGAATACAAGTTGATTAGCCGTTACTCTAAGACAGATCCGTTACAGGAATTTACAAACGGACAGGCTATTTGCTTACCGGTTATCGAAAATGTAGATCAAATCTACTCTTTGGATATTCTAGAAGCTCAAGAGGTAAATACCACAGAAGAAGAAAAAGATACTTCTGACGTTAAGATTACAATCTGGGGAGCAACTTACAAAAAGCCGGAGTTTGTGACGGAATATAACAAGATTGCAGGTAAGAATATGACTTCTACCGTTTCTGATGACAAACTCATTGCAGCAGTCAACAGATTGAACGATGCAGACGAAGAAGCATTGAAAAAGGCCGTTGAATCTCATAAAGCATAATAAGCAATGAAGACTATTCAGCAAGCTCTCATAGACGAAATACATTATCCTATTCCAATGGGTTTTGTAGAGAATGTAATGATCAAACGTAAACTCAATGGATACGAAGAGTTTAGTTTTGATACAGCTCATTCTAACGAATATCAGGGTGCATTGGCTGATTGTCTTTGGTCTTTGATTCAGGCTATCAATTTCTCAGAGGCAGACAAATCCTTTGGGGCTTTGTCCGATAAAGATAAAGAACGTATATTATTACGTGTTAACTCCATCTACAATACTATTGGTGAGCCTTCGGTAGAACTGGAGGCAAAACCAATGGTATATGTAGGAGATTGTTTGTTGTAGTATGGCAGTAATAAATAGAAATCCACACCGTTTACAATACTTAGTAGCTGTTCCTGGCTATGAAGATGAAAATGGAAATTATCATCCAGGTTCATCTGAATGGAAAGGCTCAATCCCTTGTGATGCCGTGCCTTCTGGGAAGGCGGAAGAAAGAGAGTTTGAGGATGGTGTTGTAAGAAGCTATTCATATACGGTATGTCTTCCAAGCAATTGTCAAACCTTTGCTATTGGTGACAGGGTTAAGATAAGTCTTCTCGGAGGAATTGAAAGGGAATTTGAAGTAAAAGGTTACCATCGTTACCAACTTCAGTGCAAAATTTGGGTTTAGTATTATGGGCATAAGAATGACTACCAAGCTGGATGAAATTCATAAGGTTCTTATGAAAGAAGCAAATCGGGTTGAAAGGCTAACAATACGCGCTTTGTCTTACCTTGGGGAACAATGCGTTTCAAGAGTACGTAATAGAGGCGGTAATAAAAGTTGGTACGACCAGTCCGGTAACCTGCGCAGCTCAGTTGGCTATGTAATAGCTTATAACGGTAGTATTATCCAATACTCGGACTTTAATCAGATAAAGCAAGGCTCGGAAGGCGTAACTGTAGGTAAAAAGTTGGCAGAGGAACTTGTTAAGAGGTATTCCAGTGACTATGTACTTGTTATAGTTGCTGGAATGAACTATGCTGAATATGTAGAAAGGAAGGATAATAAGGACGTACTTGCATCAACGGAATTATGGGCAATAGACCAGGTTCCCAAGATGCTTGAGAAACTAAAAAGACAGATTGCTAAATGAAATCGGACATTGAAATAGCTAAGTTTGTCTATCACAAAATTAAGGGCACAGACCTTGAAAGGAATGTTACCGGCAAATTAAGTGATAGAGGAAGACCAAACAAGTCAGACAAAGAGGATATTGTTATATCTGTACTTGCCAATGAAGGATGTGGCCAAATCCAAAGAGCTTATGTTAATGTCAATGTGTATGTCCGTGATCTATGGAATTCGGAAACAAAGGCGTGGGAAAAAGATACTCTACGCGTAGGTAAGCTGTGTGAATTATGCAAATTCCTTATCTCCATACGAAAAGATGAATACCACACAACCCCATCAAAATGTAGCCAAAAAACCAGTCCTACAAATACACCTTTTGAGGACGGACATACAGAACATTTCATTAATAACAAACTGTACATTGAGATAAATAACGAATAAGTATTAACTATATTAAGTGATATAGAACTATGGCAGTAATCGGATGGGGTAAACCCCGAATTTTCGTAAAAGACTTGGATGCTTCTTCGCCCAAATGGGAAGAGCTTCCTACACCCGTGGAAGATTCCACACAGTTGACAACAACAAAAGGCGACAAACAAGAAGCCAAAATTGAAGGTGGAGAAAATGAAGATGTCAAGTATGGTAAAAACACCTATGCCCTTGTACTCAACATACGTGCAGCAAAAGGCCGCAAAAGACCTATCAACGACAGTGATGGCGTAGTTGCTCACAATTATGCTGTTGCACTACAACCGGAAGATCCCGAAGTTCCTGGATTTTGTATGGAAAAGACAACAGTGTCAGTTGAAGATACGTTTACTAGTGCAGATGGTGGTGTGTGGGCATATACATTTGACGCTTTAAAATATGCCGCTGAAAAGAAACAAGTTCAATGGGGTAAAATTATTGTTACTCCTACAACAGGATCATCTATTACAAAAATAGAGTGTGACCCGGACGACGAAGACGGTGATGGAGACAAGTTTGAAGTCGCCCCCAATTCCGGCATAGGCGGATAATTTACAATAGATATAGTTTAAACCTTTGTGCATCTGCTTTATAGATGCACACTTGCGGATTAAGCACACACAGGCGTGCGTCGCTCTACCAGAGTGAAGGGGATGGTGCAGGTCCATCAGTCCGCTCTAGGTCTTTTTGTTCAAATCTGAAATTGGTGGTCTGTGAAGATAGCCAATTTGTTTTCTAAAAGGTAATAGTATATGATTGAAGATCGAAAAATAATAGAAATGAATATTGCTGATACCATAATGGAAAGGCCATACGGCTTTCAGGTTAATAAGCGACATTTTTATCTATATCCAATAACGTTAGGCAAAACGTATCTACTCTCAAGACTTATTGAAAGCCTTGATATGAATGCTGATATTATAAAATCAAACCCATACATGGAGGCTTTAAGATTATGCCAAGAAAAAAAAGATATTGTTTGCCAGCTACTATCATATCATACGCTCAACAAGAAAGAAGAACTATTTAATAGCAGAATTGTAAATAGTAGATGCCAGTTTTTGAGAAACAATCTTTCAAATGAAGAAATGTCTCAGCTTCTTGTTATAGTGCTTACTAAAGATAATACCGATGAGTTTATCAAATATTTTGGGATTGACCGGGAACGCAAAGAACTAGCTAAAGTCTCAATGATAAAAAACAAAAAAGGTAATTCTATCACTTTTGGCGGTAAAAGCGTATTTGGTTCTTTGATATTACCAGCATGTGAAAAGCTCAACATGACTCCACAGCAGATTGTGTGGGAAATTAGTTTTTCATTTCTTCAAATGTTGATGGCAGATACTATTACTTCAGTATATCTTACCGATGAAGAAAAGAAAGAAGCCCGTATTTCCAATGACAGGACATTTGTAAATGCGGACGATCCGAAAAACATGGCAAAGATAAAAGCTATGAAATGGGATTAAATACGAAGAATAGAACAATTTTAAAAATTAGGGATAAAAAAATCACGGGGGTTATACAAAAATCCTCGTGATTTATAGGTAAAACTGAACAATTTTTTAATAATTACTCTAAAGTTATTGTAGTATTGTTAGCTACTGATGCATCAAACTCATAACCAATTTTCATTTCAGCTTTAGATCCACAAGGAAGAGGAAGACATGTGAAACAAAAGATTACTACTGATAGAGGAGTACGATTTTTCCCAGTAATATAAACTTCAGAAGATGAGAAGTTTACATTATCTCCGGATGAAAGAGTTAAATAACGTAGTTTAATACCTAATCTTCCTTTAGTTCCAAACCATGACGATCTTTTTGCTTCATATACTATTCCCTTAGCTATAGTTCCAGCAGGAATAGCTACTATTTTATCTACAATAACATCCCTAGAAACTTTAAAATCGATATTCTGCCCTTCATGTACTTGAGAGGCTCTAACATTACTTATGGCTTCCAAAGGAACAACAGTACCAGCTTTAATGATAACTTCTTTCTTTTCTTGAGCAAATCCCATTATTGAATAAATAAACACCGCCAGTAATAATAAAATATTCTTCTTCATAATTATTGAGTTTTTATTTTTACAACTTTTCTATTGCCATTTTAATTGATTCTTCAAGTCTATCCGCATATTTGAATATATCATCTATGCTATCAATCTGAATCCAGTCGCAGCTTTTGTATTTGTTTACTGGTATTCCTATTTGCTTCTTTCTTGCTCCAATAGAAATACGACATATCCAATACCATTGACTGTTGTCTAAACTTATAACGAAATAAGTCTTATAGTCTTTATATGTAATCCGTGAAGCGTCTACACTACGCCTAAGTATGCTTCTCACGATATTATAAGCATCCATTTCCTCTTGTGTGGTGATAATCCCTGCTTCTTTATCCATATAAACTATCCCTTCAGGTAGTTTGTTTTCTGTATTTTCTTTGGGAGAATTAGGTAAATTACTAGAAATATTAGTTGTGTCTTCAACCTGTTCGTCATTTTTCATTGCTGTATTAAGCCTTTCAGCTATGATATCATTTATTACAATAGACATTGACTTTTTTACAAGTGGGGTAAACACTTCAACTACCTTTTGTGTGATTTGCCCAGTTGTATATATTTGTTTTGCAAAGAATCTAACAAAATCAGATGTAGGAGATTGTATTTCTTTGTTGAAAATTTCCTTTATTTCCGTTGTGTATTTTAATTCATTTGCTGTGCTAAGAACATTGTCTTCATTGTAATAAGATTTGTGGAACTTTTTTAGTTGTTCTATGTCTGCATCAGATAGATCTAGCATATTTACAACTAAGAATGGCCTTTCATCCATGATATTAACCTTCTCCAAATCAGTATAGAAACGGTATTCTATGCCATTGGTGAGAACTCCAAAGCGAGACTTAGAGGCTACGAAATATTTTTGTAGTTGGGTGTCATGCAGATTCAAGTCCTGCTTGCAATGCTTACACTCTATAAGAAGTATCGGGTTTTCGTCTTTCATTATAGCATAGTCAATCTTTTCTCCCTTTTTTCTGATTAAGTCACAGTCCATTTCCGGAACAACTTCGAAAGGATTAAAGACGTCATACCCTAAAGAAGCTATCAATGGCATTATGAAAGCATTTTTTGTGGCTTCTTCTGTAGATATGCTATCTTTTTGTTTTTTTATGCGGTCTGACAGTTGTAAAATTTGATCCTTGAAATCCATATTTTTACAGTTTTACAATAACGTTTGTACAAATATATTTTATATAACAATACAAACAAAATTAAAGATAAAAAAATAATGTATTAAATATGTTTTTCTTATGATAATGACACTAACTACGTTATTTTTATTATCTTTGTATTGCCGTGTAATGTTGCACGGAACTATTTCTATCGAAAAGACTTATGGCTGGATTACACTTTGATATCACTGGCGATAACTCCAACTTCATACGCAAATTACATGAATGTGAGAATGGAGTAAGAAACACTTCTAAACAAATAGAACAAAGTGGGTTAAGTATTGAAGATCTATTTAACCGTATGACTAAAGCTGCTGCTGCTTTTGGAGCGGGATTTACAGCGAAAGAGTTGATTTCAAATATTGCTCAAGTTCGCGGTGAGTTTCAACAGTTGGAAGTCGCATTTAAGACGATGTTAGGCAGTGAAGAAAAAGCAAATGCTCTTATGCAACAACTGGTAAAGACTGCAGCTGCTACACCATTTGACTTACAAGGAGTTGCAAATGGAGCTAAACAACTCCTTGCTTATGGGGAAAATGTAGAAAATGTCAATGACGATTTGATACGTTTGGGTAATATTGCTGCCGGTTTATCCCAACCTCTTGGAGATATCGTTTATCTTTATGGTACTACAATGACCCAAGGTCGTTTATATACACAAGACCTCAATCAGTTCACTGGTCGTGGTATACCTATGATTCGCGAACTAGCAAAGCAATTTAATGTCGCGGAAAATAAAGTTAAGGGACTTGTTGAAGCCGGAAAGGTTGGTTTTCCGGAAGTTCAAAAGGTTATCATGTCACTTACTAATGAGGGCGGAATGTTCTACAACCTTATGCAAGAACAATCAAAGACGATTACTGGACAAATCTCTAACATAGAAGATGCTATTGCTACCATGTTCAATGAGATAGGCAAGGCTAACGAGGGCATCATTAACGATGCTTTATCTGGAGTTTCCTATCTAGTTGAAAACTATGAGAAGGTAGGACGAGTACTGTTAGAAATCGTAGGAACCTATGGAGCATATCGCACCGCCCTAATGGTTACAAGTTCTTTGCAAGCTTTACAAGCATCAGGGATTACAGCTTTGACAGCAAAAGAAGCTGCTCACTATGGATGGTTAGTCTTAACTAAAAAAGCTCAAGATGCTTTGAATTTATCAATGCTAAAGAACCCGTATGTATTAGCTGCAGCTGCTGTTGCTGGATTGGCTTATGGCATTTATAAACTTGCCACAGCAGAGACTGAAACAGAAAGAGCCGTTCGCAAAACAAACGAAGCACTTGAAGCACAAGAGAATCATTATGAAAGTATAAAGAACAAAGCAAGTGAGCTATCAAATACTTTAAGTAATGAATCCAAATCCATAGAAGAACGTTTCATAGCATATCGCCAATTACAGCGTTTAATGCCTGAAGTATTCCAAAACATGGATTGGGAAACTGCAAAACGAAAGACAAATGCGGAGCTTATTAAACTTGAGACCGATGAACTTTTAAGGCAGCAACGTATTGGTTTAAAGACTAAGGTTGTAATGTCTCAACAAAAAATACAAGGTCTGGAAAACAGTATAATTAAAACTGATAATAGAGGAGGGTATACGGGGGCATTGAAAGAAGATTTATCTGCTGCAAGAAAAGAACTTGAAATTTATACTAAAGCTTTAGAAGATTTTGAAAAAGCTGATGAGCAAGCTAAAAAAGAGTCCGAGAAACCTGTTATATTCAATAAGAAGTATTGGGAAGGTCAAAAGAAAGAAGCTGAAGATGCCTTAAATTCTATAGCATCTTCTCAAAAAAAATTGTTGGATGCTGGTAAGTTTGAAGGAATTGACGCTTCCGTTATAAAATCCTATAAAGATAACACTAAGAAGCTAAAAGAGGCAGAAAAAGAATTAAAAGTCTATGACTCTTCTTCCAAGCGAAAATCCGCAGCTAATAAGCAAAAAAAAGAACAACAAAAGACAGCCGAAGAACTTTTGTCGCTTCGTCGCCAAAATCAACAAGCGGAAATCAATCTTATGAAGGAAGGCACAGAGAAAAAGCTGAAACAGATTGATATTGACTATCAAAAAGAACTTGACGCCATCAAGAAACAAGAAAAAGAATTGAGCGAAAGACAGGGTGGAAAGTTGACTTCGGAGCAGTCTATTGAAATTTCCGCTCGTTATACCAATGCTGAAAATGAAAGAGATAAAGCGATTTCCGATGTGACCAAGAATCAGTTAAAAGCAGAGGCTGATGCAATGCGAGAGTATCTAAAAGAATATGGTACATTTCAACAAAAAAAAGCTGCCATAAACGAAGAATATAACCTTAAAATCAGTGAAGCTACCACCAAGGGCGCTAAGAAGTCCTTGGAAAAAGAGAAAGAAAATAAACTGAAGGAAGTTAGCTTTGAAGAACTAAAATCATCTATCAATTTTGCAAACATATTCGGAAACCTTGATGCTCAGTCTACTGAGGCACTGGTTAAGATGCGTGATAACCTGAAAGAGGTTATAAATAAAGCAGCTAAAGATATAAAACCTACTGATCTTAAAGCGTTGCAAGATGCCTTCAAAGAAATTGATCTAAAAATAACAGTACGTAATCCCTTGGGAGAACTGAAAAATAGTGCAGATAATTATCGTAATGCTACATCTGCGGTAATCAAGGCTCAAGAGGATTTAAATACTGTTATTCAGGGAGGAGAGGTAATAACTAAAGTATATACCGATGAGAACGGAAAATTAACTACTAGATTACTGACTCTTACCCAAGCAGAAAATAACTTGGCCGCTGCTCAATCTAACAGACAACAAGCCTTGTCAAAGTTAACTCAAGCAGCAAATTCTATCGGGCAAAAAGGTATGGAGGTTGTAAATGCTGGCAATGACGTTGTTGGGATGCTTGAAAACTTTGGGGTAAAGGTTCCAGAAGCCATAAGCAAGACTTTGGATGGTATAGGGCAGGTAATGAGTGGGCTGGAACGAATAGACTTAACCAAACCTTTTAGTGCTATCACAGGTGCAGTTAGCGTTTTGGCGGGCGTTGGGAATACTATTGCCGGATTATTCGGTTTTGGTGGTGCTGACTATTCTCGTTACAATGAAATGGTTGATGAGTATAACAAGTTAAATGAAATATGGGATGAGTTAATTGATAAGAAAAAAGAATACATAGATATGTCTTATGGTCCCGAAGCTGCTAAAGCGGGAGATGAAGCTATTGAAATAGCAAACAAAAGCATTGAGTCTTATAAAATATTAGGAAGAGAACGATTGCAATCTGGCGCATCTGCCGGTTCCCACTCTATTGGTGTTCGTATTCGCAATAGCATGAGTCAGGAATTATGGGATCAATGGGACGAGTTTGCTAAGTCAATCGGCAAAGATCCGGATTTTATAGGAGGAAGACTTTCCGGTCTCTTTGACTTGACGGCTGAACAGCTTGAAAAGTTAAAAGAGGAAGCTCCTGGATTTTGGTCTAAGTTGGATGGAGATGTTCAAAACTACCTCAATAAGATTATTGAAGGTGGAGAGAGAATAGAAGACATTCAGAAAGCCGTTCAAGAACAATTGACTCAGACGTCATTCGATAGCCTGTTTGACAGCTTCATAGATACTCTCATGGACATGGATGCTTCATCTAAAGACTTTGCTGATAATTTTGGAGAGTATATGCGAAAGGCTGTATTCACTCAAATGTTCGCGAAGGGATATGAAGATGAATTAAGGAAATGGTATGAATCCTTTTCTGCTGCTATGGGTAAAGAAGGAGGTATTACATCTTCTGATATTAAGGACTTAAGAGAAGGATGGGATACTATCGTAAATGGCGCCCTTGAAGACAGAAAGGCGTGGGAACAAATTGTGGGTGGTGGTACGTCTACTTCTCAGGAATCTTCCAAGAAAGGCTTTGGCACCGAAATGACACATGAGGATGCCGGAGAGTTGAGAGGTCGTTTCACAGCCCTTCAGATCGCTGGTGAAGAAATCAAGAATCAAATGATAGCTGTCGTTATGGGGATAAACTCTCTCACAAGTATATCGTCTGTTGGAAATGAAGTGCTCAACAACATTTTAACCCAGCATGTCATAACAAATAGTTATTTAGATGATATTGCCAAATATACGAAATTGCTAAATGATATAAAGACTGATATATCCGAAGTAAGAATTAATACTAAAGGACTCTCTACTCGCTAATTCTAAACTGTAAAATATATATAATATGCCCAAAGGTGAACTTTTTATAAACAATAAAGATTCCTATGATAATTGGGGAATCAGTATGGATACATCTTCTTTATCAGCATTGATGACTCCTCCTCCTAATAAAGAGTTTATAGAGAATAAATCAAGACTAGAACATGGCAAGCGTGTAATAGCCGCTACCCCAAAAGTAGATGAGCGTAGTCTCACCTTAACCATTAATCTCACTGCTAAAAATGAAGATGAGTTTTTTGAAAAGTATGATAGCTTCTGTCAGGAATTGGCTACTGGTGTATTAAATATTAGGTCTAAATATCAGCCTAATATAGTTTATCGCACAATATATCTTTCATGCAATCAATTTACTCAGTTTATGAGGGGAATCGCCCACTTTTCATTAAAGATAGTAGAACCTAATCCTATGGATAGAAATATTAACGATTAGAATGACACTTTTAATGTCATTTTTTGTATTTTTGTATCAAACATCGTATGAAGGTATACGAAACTTATGATAGACATCAAAGACATATCCGGCAACATTCGTTTTTCTACTCCTATCAACGAAGGATCAAAGCGACACTTTCTTCTGATGAAGGAAGACTATATAACTTTGAAGTTTTCTCTTGCAGATCCTATCTACTTTCAACTAGGAGATGGTATAGATAACGAAATTGGCATGTTTGAGCTTGTAGACTTGTACAAGCCTACCTATAATTCTACGACCGGTAGTTATGATTACGAACTCCGGCTGGACGCCTACTACTGGAAGTGGAAAAACAAGAAGTTTTTCTATACTCCGGAGAGTACCGGTCGCGAGGCGAGCTGGAACCTGACAGCCACTCTTGACGTTCATCTTAAAGTATTCCTTGATAACCTGAAATCACTCGGATACAAATATAGAGAAGAGGATTTTAAATATGAGATTGATACTACGGTTGAAAACACTTCCAAGCTCGTTTCGTATGATAGCGTAAACCTGATTGATGCCCTTACCCAAATGGCGGAGACATGGGAGTGTGAATGGTGGATAACTGATAAGACAATCCATTTCGGACGTTGCGAATACAGCTCTCCCGTAGATTTCAAGGCCGGAGATTTGACAGATACTGAGGATGTAAACGTAAGCTCCATGCAGCGTAGCGATAGTCAGACGGTTTTCGCTACTCGTGTTTATGCCTTTGGTTCAACGCGAAACATTCCTTCTACTTACCGTAAGAATCTTATTTTTGATGTCAAGCAGGCAAACGGTAGGGAAATATCCGATACGGCAAGACCGCTTGATGTAAAGTATTTCCCAAGTCGCGTCGTTCACAAAGAAGAGTATTCGGTAAAGGAAAGTATAGGTAGTGGCAGTTTTACTGCATCTTATGTAGAATGGACGCATGACACTGATATCGTAGCTTCGTTACCTGCAGGAGATTATAAGGTTTCATCAGGAGAAGGCATATCAATTAATGTATCCACAGTTATTCCTTCAATCGGATCAGGACGTTCTTTTCTTCCTGCCGGTGATTATGTTTTGAGGGCATCTTATGTCTATAAATTATCTGGTGTAACTAAAGAAGTTTCTATAGGTAATCAAACGGTTACCTTATCCCAAGAGCAGCAGTACGAAGTCTCTGCTGTGTTTGCTGTCGCTTCTTCTTTGCAGATTGAAGGAAATGCTACTGATTTAAAGATCAGGATATACGCACATGTCCCATCCCGTGAATCCTCTATTCTGAATGATTCTTTCTCGGCTTATGTTTCGTATGATATAACTCTATTCAAAGGATCGTCGGCAGATGCTACAGTGACCTTTCTTTCCGGACTAAATTCGGGTAAGACATTCTCCTGTGTATATAATCCGGACCATTTAATCGGTGATTCCGCTAACGTAATACAATTGCCTAGCGGAGTAACGGCCTCGCTCGGTGATAGATATACAATTGACAACATCATTAAGGGAAAGGTTCCTGACAGCTACTTTAGCAAAGATGACAAGGAGCTCACCTTAAATGGTGTGGTCCAGAAACGTCTTATGCTCCCGGAGGAAGTTCCTTATGTGGATGCTTACCGTTATAGTCCTACAGGAGAACGTATATACATTGGTGAAACTCATTATGATGACAATAATAATGTGGAGATGTCGCAGGAAGAAGCTGTAGAGGGAATTGTCATCTTTGAAGATGAATATCCCAAATATGTCGGCACATTATCAAATGTAACATACCGGGAGGAAGATGAACTTGACGAGGACGACAATCCAACCGGAGACAAGTATCGTATCTATACGTTCAAGGATGCAGGGTTGAAGAATTTTACAAATGACTTCCGGCTGGACGGAGAAAGTTTCCGCTTGACCTTTCAGACGGGCAAACTCGCCGGCCTGGACTTTGAGTTACTTCTGCAGGAGAGTGATGATTCCGGTGCCACTTTCGAAATTGTGCGTAATGAGGATTACGGCCGTTATCTTCCTGATGACATTTTGTTTCCTGCTGATTCTGACACATATGTTCTTTATGGTTTTGATACGGCTTATGTCTCAGAAGAATTGATTCCGGAGGCCGAAGATGAGTTATTGAAAAAGGCAAAAGACTATGTCAAAAAGTCTATGATTGATCCTTCCACCTACGATTGTGATATGGACCCTGAGTTCATCTATAATAATGGGAATGTTATCACCTATGAGGTGGGAGACAAAGTAAACTTGATCAATAAGGCTTTCTTTCCTAAAAGCAGACAATCCAGAATAATTGGTTTTGAGTGGCCGCTGGATATTCCTTACGATCATCCAATTTATACGGTTGGAGAGACTGCCTCATATTCGCGTATAGGCGAGATAGAGAGTAAACTTGATTCTCTTACATACAAGGGACAGGCATATACCGGTTCTGTGTCAGGAAGTGGAGGAACGAGTATATATCTCATCGGTTTGAATGACAAGACTGTTCCTACGGATCGCAATACATTTTCGGCAAAAAGAATTATTGATGAGATTGAACGTCGCTCCCTTAGCAGCATTGAAGATGACAAAGCAGAAGGATTGATAACTCTCGGTAAGGGATTTGTGTCGGAAGGATTTTCTGCAGCTAACGGTGGCCTTGTAGTTCGTGGCGGAGAATTGATAGAAGAAGTTGAAGATTCATTGATTGAAGAATTAGAATAATATGGCAATACTAAGTAACGGTAAGTTCTACGGATTTCTTTGTTCTGTGAAAGCGACAGGACGTAAGTTGTCGAACGGCGTAAAGGAATACGTCGAAGACTTCGTGTCCGGATTTGCCGGTCATGGATGGAAGCTGTGGGAGTATATCAAGGGCAAATGGAAGCTGGAGATAGACAGTCTTGTTGTTCGCGAGACAATGGTCGTTTTTGAGCTTCTTATTCAGAAGATCCGCGCGGTGAAGGGTGCACTGGGTATCACTCAGGCATGCGGCCGTATAAAGACTGCCACGCTGGATGAGTCCGGACAAAACTGGCTGGTCACCATAGAGGATGAGATGTCTTTTGTCGCACACGATTTCATCCGGTGCCAGGATTGGACGAATGGTACCCTTAAAGGCTATTGGGTCGAGATAGCCGAAATACGCAAGATTGACGGTGTTGATACAATCGTCATACCTGTCAGTGAGTTCACCGGCGGTGTAGGTTACACAGACGGCATGGAGGCTGTTGATCCGGCATTGTCGGGCATGACTACTCCGGCTGTCAGTGATGAGATTGTCCAGTTCGGTAACTCGAAGGATGTAAATCGTCAGAGTGCGATCTATCTGCATGCCGATGAAGGTGGACAGCCTGCAATCGATATTCTGTTTGGTATCAACAGCAAGAGTTTTGCCGGTTGTACGAAAATCCGTATGGGCGGTGATATTCCCGGAACAGACGGGCTTAAGGGTTTCTATTGCGAAAATGGTATGATCAAAGGTACAGACTCTAAAGGGCATGTCGTTTACTGTATCTATCCGGACGGTACTGCTGAGTTTGGAGACGGCTCAGCCCGGTTTGCTACAGATAGATCCGGTCATATAGCCGGAGGTGCCATTTCGTGGTATTGGGACGCATCGAAAAAAAAATATGTGTGCTCCATGAAGGGAGTGGTCTTAACGTGGGATAATCTGGACGAGGAAACAAAGGAAAATCTCAAGGGCGAACCGGGTAAAGACGGGCAAGACGGTACGAATGGTACTGACGGCAAAGACGGTACAAGCCTCATTTTTATGGGAGAATTCTCTTCTGCTCCGGCAAATCCTCAGAACGGATACTGGTATCGTAATACTACCGACAAGAAATGCTACGTATACCAGGATGGCGCATGGTATGTGATGACTGAGGATGGTAAGAATGGTCTTGACGGAGAAGGAAGCATCTCTGCTGATCTTGACGATGAAATGCAGTCTGTAGCTTGCTCTCTGGACGGTACAGTGGTATTTGGTTTGCCCATCACGACGACATTCTCTATGTTCTACGGAACAACCGAGCTTCCTCTTGATTCTCTTTCTGTAGGCAGCATTACAGGCGTGACAGCAACGGCTGATCGTAGCACGGGGATAGTTAAGGTAACAGCTATTACTGCTGCGGTGGCTGATGTAATTCGTATACCCATAACTGGACGGGTAACATACAAGGGTTCTCAATATGAACGTACCCTGCATTTATCAATAAACAAAGTGAAGCCGGGGGAAAATGGAGAGGATGGGACCGACGGAACAAATGGTCAGAACGCGGTCATTTACTCGCTTCAGCCATCGACCAATATCATAAAGAGAGATGCTGACGGGAACAGTGATGTCTCGAATATATCCTGCCGGGTGATGAAGACCGACGGAGCTTCTACTGTCGTATCCTCTCTGCCGGTTGGCTACTCAATGGATTATATTATAGACTCAGGGAATGCGACTAGCTATACTCCGGATAAGCAAATATCCGTCTCCGGGATAACAGATAAGATACAGTTCCGGCTTTACAATGAAACATCGGGAGTAGTACTGATCGACCGCGAAACGATTGCTGTTGTCTCAGACGGGAAGAAGGGGCTTGACGGTATAAATGGTGAAGATGGTAAAGACGGGCTCAGTATTACGTGGAAAGGGGATTTATCAAGCGCTCCTGCCAATCCTCAAAAAAACTGGGCTTATCGCAATACCAGTAATGGTATCGTCTATATCTATAACGGCGCCGCTTGGGAGTTGATGGTTGCGGACGGTCAGGACGGAACAGATGGTACTGACGGCACGGATGGCCTGAGTGTTTTCATTACATACCATGACAGCGAAGATGAACCATCCCGTCCGACCGGAAGCGGGACAAGCGGAGGATGGCACACTAACGCAACAAAAGATGTTGTCTGGATTTCTCAGAAGGTCGCTTCAAGCGCTTCTTCCGGCACATGGGGTGATCCTATACGATTCAAGGGATTACCGGGGAAATATACGGAGCTACGGTATAAGTATGCTTTCGGAAAGCCTGCTACGCCTACCGGTACAAATCCGGCAGGATGGTCCCTTTCTCCGGATCGGGAGGATATTACCTTCTCTTATTCGGGTAACTTTACAAAAGACGGTGATTACTATGTCTCTCCATCTCCTACATCTCATTCCTCGACATACAAGCAAAGGGTGTCATTTACGACAAGAAGAGCTAATCAGATGATACATATAGAGATTGATGTATCATCTGAGCAGAACTACGACAAAGGTATCGTAGAAGCCCTTGATACATCATATAGCAGTTCCAACGAACATGCCTGGGAGGGAAGTGGAGTAACCAATGCGGTGGTGGATATTGCAGTGCCTACAGCCGGCAGTCACTTTGTTGAAATTGTATACACGAAAGACAGCAGCACAAGTAGTAACGAGGACAGAGTCAAGTTTCGTATGCTCGATCCTACTACCTGTTGGTATTCCACTGCAGTGATTGATGGTAAAACAACTCCTTCCTGGAGCGAACCTGTCATATTCCCAACGGACTCCAAGACCGAGGAGCAGGTTTACCTGCTTGCAAAGTCTAAGCGTAATGTTATTGACCTTCCGGCATCCAACGAATATGTTAACGAATACATTGGTGATGCTCCTGAATACAGTAGCTCAAAATTCTATTCGGCAGGTAACATAGTAAAATACAATGATGTATACAAGGTAGCTATTCAGGCGCATTCGGGGATTGCTCCGACTAATGAAACATACTGGGAAGATGTGTTCTGGTGGGTGGATAATCCTCGTGGAGCATCGGAAACTTATCCTTATGAGTACACTTGTGAGCGTACTCTACAGGATGGAAAGTGGGGAGAATATAAGAACTATCGTCTCTTTGGTCATTACGGGAAGGACGGTGAACCGGGTGCAGATGGAAAAGATGCGAATCTGCTTCCTTGGGTGGAACAATGGAATAATAATAAGACACTGATAGATGGCGAATATATCGTATCTCCGAAGATGTTTTCCGGTACAAAGGATAGTGGTGGGAAACTGACCGGTATTGCGTTAGGCAGGGATTGTATCACCATTGACGGAGAAAAACGCACAGGAATTTTCGCTTTGGTAAAAGATGAAGTTGTCTTTGAACTCGATCCGATAAATCAACAATATAAATTTAAAGGAACAATTGAAGCGGATAGCGGAAAAATAGGGGAATGGAATATAACAAGTACAGGGCTAGCTATTTCAGGGCAAAGTAATGCTAATATCTACCTCAACATAAACGGAGGCAAGTTCCTGCGGATAAATCCAACCGAGGCGTTGATGTTTGTACGTAATGACGAGGGTAACGGTATATGGGTGACGACTTACGGAGGCGGCGATGCTCTGAAAGTGCTTTCCAATGGGTCGGGAAGCAAATATGGATACGCTATCGACAGTGCTGGCAATCATAGGTTTTATCAGCGTGACGGTGATATTTGGAATGCGCCCGGAGTGCTTTGGGCGGCCTATATCAGAGGTAGCGATGGGTTTGTCATGAGGTCCTGGGGAGACGGATGCACTACCGGTTACGTAGGTCGTTCTGCGGCTGGTGACTATGTTATCAACCATAATCTGGGGGATAAGTATTTCCCTTTTGCAACAGCTGTCCATGGGGTGTGGTCAATTGCCTCGTTATCAAATATAGCTTCAGGGAGCTTTCATGTGCGTACCTTCCATAAGGATGGTAATTATGGTGATTCGGACTTTTTTGTAGCGATTATGGGACGAAACAGAGGTTAGTTTAACTGAAAAATAAAATTCATACTTATGAGAATAGACTTTAGAACAATCGAAGTAACAGATATCGAAGGGAATAAGAGTACTGTCGATATCAGCAAGGCGCTTGGTAATGCGATGTATCAAAAAACGGCTGACTTGGGTGAACTGGAGTTGGCTCAGAACATCTATAAAAATGGCGAAGTAGAATTATCTCCGGAGCAGGTGAAATCTGTGAAGAAGTATACCTCTACCTGTTTTGTGGCATACGTCCAGATGGCGGTGAATAAAATCTTATTAGAAGCATGCGAGCAAAAGGTACAATAATCAAGTTGGCAATCTCCATCGACCTCCCTTCGGGGCTGACAATGGATGATGTGGACTTCCAATGCCGCTTCTTTGTCTTCTCCGCCTCACAGGTGATAGAGAAGTTTCAGATGGTACGCATTAATGAGAACAGCTACAGCTGCTATGTTGACACTAAGATTATCGGATCGGGGGAAATCTGGCTGGAGACTACGGCTTACCTTCCTGACTCCGACTATGAAGGCGGAACAAGAGTAGAGGTAGATAAGATGAATACCGGTATAAAGACAGTGTAAAATGGGATGTATATCTGTACATATCGAAGCTATCAAGGGCATTGGAAATGTCTCGGCCAAAGCTGATGAGATGAAGGTTTCCGCTTCGGCAACGGGCATGAAGGTGTCGATAGGGGTTGTCTGTGATGTTGGTAAACAGGCTTATCTAAAAGTTGACCCTGATTACATATGGCTGATGCCTTCGAACAACTTTGAGGATAACGTCGATGTGTTGTCCAATGTGGTATGGCATGCTGTGCAGGAAGAATGATATAGTTAATTGAATTGTTTTATTTAAATGTTGTATTATGGCAAAACCTAGTTGGTTAAAGTTAAATCCGTCTACCGGATCAGGTAACGGGACAATTGCAAATAGCGCAGACGCTCACACTGGGCGTACTGCCCGTACAGGAACAGTAACGGTGACCGGTGTCGGTGTGTCCACTCCTTCGACCTATAAGGTAACTCAGTCACCGAAGTCTGAGTTTGCTTCCTTTGATAATGGTTCTGAGATGTCTGCTCCTAAAACAGCAGGAACAGTGACCGTCGAGGGTAAAACAAACTCTTCGAAGTTGACGTTTGCGTGGGCGGGAAGCGTAACAGATGTTACCTTGCCTGCAAGGTATAGCGCGAATGGAACTCAGACTAACAATGCGGCTACTATTGCCGGTGACCCGGGAGCTACTGCGGAATTTCCTTTCTCTATCGAGTTGGAGTTTCCTAAAAACGATACTATCGAAGAGGTCGTTAGAACCTTAAAGGTGACAGCCAATGGCGGACAGGCTGCTCAGATTGCTATCAAACAGGCTGCCGGTGATGCTACATTGTCTGTTTCTCCGGCGGAAATTACTATTCCTCAGAGTGGATCTGCTGTATCCGTCAATGTTACGTCTAACACTTCTTGGACTGCCGCATAATGAGCATGCAGATTCCTTGGAAAGAAGGAGAAGGCAACATCGTTATCACTCCCGGTTCAAATGGAACCGCAAGCGTGTCAAGCGATGTTGCCAACGAAGGACTCGACAGGGAGCAGACTGTTGTGTTTAGGACAACTAATAGTGGAGTACAGGCATCTGTCTCCACTACCATCTCCCAGATAGGCAAGAGACAGGCGTTTGCTGTTGCTGAAGGACGTTTCTTGCTGTCGGATGGAAGTACGTTTAATGTGATTAAAAAAGAGTTTGCATGAGTGATTATAATAGCGGATTTACAGGGGATAGAGTTGTAGAATTGCTAAACATGATTCCCAACTTGGCAAAGGCAGACTTGTCTAACGCTATGACTGTATCCTTGGGACAGAATGGATATGCTAAGTTTAACAATGGTTTATTAATACAATGGGGTTACAAGGCAGCAAGTTCTAGTGGTACTAATACTACTTATACATCTATATCGTTTTATAATGCTGCATATGTTCCCGTTATTACTTATTATGAACCGGGCAACGGTATGAATATTGTCACAGGCCTTATTATAAATAAACAGACTAGTTATTTCACGATAAGGACTAGATATACAGCGGGAGATTCAAACGGTACCGGTGCAGGAACTAATGACTTTTATTGGATAGCCGTTGGGCGTTGGAAATAAATAATATTATGGCAAAATATTGGAAACAAGGATTCTACGATGAGCCGCAAGAAGGCTCAGTAGGGATAACGGAAGAATACTGGCAGGAGTTGCTGGACGGTCAGTCATCCGGAAAGGAAATAAGGGAGAACGAAAGCGGCTATCCCGTATTGGTTGATCATGAGTATACCCTTGATGAACTAAAAGAGATGAAGATAGCGGATATTAATGCTTATGACAAGTCAGACGCTGTGAATTCATTCGCTCTCTCCGGAAAGAGAATGTGGCTTACCAAAGAGGACCGCGTAGGTCTTGTTAACTCAATCAATATTGAGAAGCAGGCCGGAAGACTGGATACCGTTTTATGGTTTGATGCGGTAAAGTATACGATACCTGTTTCAAGTGCTCTCCTTATGCTGAACTCATTAGAGTTATACGCTCTTGATTGCTATAATGTGACGCAGCAGCATATTGCTATAGTTCGGGGATTGCAGACGGGAGAGGAAGTCGAGTCTTACAACTACAAGACCGGTTATCCGAATAAACTAGAGTTTTCATTATAAACAGATAAAACTATGATTTTGACACTACTATCATTATTGGTTTTCGCATCTTATGTTGGTGTGATGATTTACAAGACAAAGGGTATTCCTTATTCTATTTCCGATACCTATTACATTCTGAGTAACAGGTATTGGTTCGGTATATGCATGATTCTCCCGTCTTTGCTTTTGCTTCCGGCCGCATTGGATGCAAGTACAGAAAACAGTCAGTTTTTAATCTTTCTTTCTGTAGTCGGAATGATCGTGTTGGGAGTATCCCCGAATTTTAGAGGAGCGCACAAGAAAGCTCATATATCCGGCGCGGTGATGTCGCTTGTATGCTCTCAAATATGGGTAGGATGCAATTCGTGGTACTGGCTGCTGCTATGGGCTGCATTTCTGATCTACGCGATAACGTTTGTAGTCAAGAATTGGTCCGGAAACCTTATATGGGACCTGACGGCATGCAAGTCGATGTTCTGGATTGAGTTAATTTCATTGCTAACCGTTTATTTGACCTGTTTGCTATGAAAGAAGCTATAGTACATACAACTACAGGCGGATTTGCAGCAATCGCTACCGCATTTGTTTCCGAGTCATTGCAGAATATGATTCCGTGGCTGATTGTATCATGCGCGGTAATCCTTTGTGATCTTCTCTTCGGTGTCAGAAAAAGTATGCTAATGGGTGAAAAAGTCAGATTCTCTCGTGCAATTCGCGCTACTATGGGAAAGATGGTTACTTATTTTGCTTTTGTCTGCATGGTCTGCATGATCACTGTGGCAAGTCATAGCGAATATCCTATTGATGTGTATTCCTGCTTATTGGTATGCTTCATCGAAGGGTGTTCGATTGTCGGCAATATATTGAAACCAAAGGGGATCAATATAAATGTAATTGGAGCTTTGGGAGTCTTTGGAAAGAAGGTGTTCAAGGTTGATAAAGAAGATGTGAAGGAGATTATAGAAAAGGAGAAGTAAGTATGAATTTATACACTATTATTTATGTTCTTCCCTTTTTGCTTTTTATCATACTCTATGCATTTGCGGAGAATAAGCCCAAAAATGGCAAAAGGAGTGTAAAGAATCGCAGAAGCTTGAAGAAACGTAGTTAAAGCATGTTCATATCCTAGGATGTAATCTGAAGGAGATATAAGTAATTTAGACGATGTCACTAATATGGGAAGAATTAGTATAAAGGCTTCTAGTTTGTATCTTCTTTTTGATATAGAAGAACATAGACATAACCATATAAAAGAAAAGTAAATGGATAATATAGAAGAAGTTGCCGTAAATATGATTTGCAAATATACATCGAGAGATTTAAACTCTGGTATATATAAATACAAAATAGAAAAGCATAGTGGCAGTTGTATGCAAAATCCTGTAAATACATTCTTTTGTTCAGCGTTATAGCTTTTTATTAATTCTGAAATATCCATAGGTGTATCATTTTTTGCAAAAGTAATAAATTATAAAATAGAAAATGAATATGATAAATAAAATCAGCGCATTAGCCGGCAAGCTTCTATCCATGATAGGCATAGACGGCATAGCCCACATTATAGTATGCCAGAATTTGGTTATGTGGCTATCAAAATATATTCCGCTATGGTTAGCGGTCGCTATAACCGTTGCGATCTTTATTCTGAAGGAAATATACGACAAGTATTGTAAGAAAAGCGAGTTTTCCATCAAGGATATTATCTGTGATTGCGGAGGTTTGGCGTTGGGAGTATTAACATTAATTTTATAGGAGGAAAAGTATATGAAAAGAGAAGATATAGACTCAATCATCATTCACTGCTCGGCAACACTTGCCGGGCAAGACTTGCGAGCTAAGGATATTGACCGGATGCACCGGGCGCGTGGCTTTAATCAAATTGGCTATAACTTTGTAATTGATTTAGATGGTACCGTAGAAAACGGCCGGTCATTATCCATTGACGGAGCGCATTGTAACACAAAAGGTTTTTCCGGTATTAGTTATAATAAACACAGTATCGGTATCTGCTACATCGGTGGTCTGGACGCGAGTGGAAGACCGGCCGATACTCGTACTGTCGAGCAAAAAACAGCATTGCGCGAATTGATAGCGAAGCTCTGTAAAGAGTATGATATCATCGAGCTGCTCGGTCATCGAGATGCTTCACCTGATCTGGATGGATCGGGTGAGGTGGAACCGGCAGAATTTATCAAGGCGTGTCCTTGTTTTGATGTGCGGGCAGAGTATCCGAATTTCTTACGAAATACAGTGATAACAGCAAAAAAATAGGAGGAATAATCATGAAAGAAACAGCTATAACCTTTACGAAGGGTGAGAAGAATTATGTAAGCGATGCCGTTCAGGTAAATTCTGCGGAAGTAGGATTGCAGATTACATTTGAAAAAGGCGGTAAGCTTTGGGTGTATATAAGCTATGACGGGCAGAATTACTCTCCACTGCCGAGTAGAGGCTATACAAAAGTGTTTGCTTGTCCGGTTGTCGGTTGTATCCCCGGACAGTATCTCAAAATCGAATGTGAAACGGAACCGGTAAAGGCTTCTATTTTTGAATCAGAAGAGTAATGAACGCAATAGGATTAAATCCAATTAAGCTTGATGCGATAGGGCTTGATCCTATTCGCATGAATGCGATACGCTTGGGAGTTCTGGGAGCTTCTTCGGACTCCGGTCGTCCCTACATCGACCCCGAACTACTCAGCCACGTTAAAATGGCTATATCCACCTGGGGCAAGACAAACGACGACCCTGACCGGGCTGTCCTGAAGGACTTGTCCGGCAACGGGAACGACATGCGCCTGCTGAACTTCGGATTTGCGGAGGGCAGTGGGTATGGATTACCGGGAACCGACTTCGAAGGCTGGCTATGTACAGACGGAGTAGACGACATGATCGTCAGCGAAAAGACCGTTGACGAAATGATAGGAGATAGCAAGGAATGTACTGTCATTAGCATAATTAACTATATTTCCGATATAGGCTCTGATCATGTCAATGTATTGGGCAAAAGGTTTATCCGGAATAATATGTTCGAAAGGAATGGCCTTAATGGCAAATATTATATTTGTGGATATACGTCCTCAAGTATTAACGAGATAGGAAATGTTACGGTTGTCAATGATATTTTAGGAGATAAGAATGATTTCACTGCTAGCTATCCTACAGCTGCTGGAGTTGCTGATTATTTTTCAGTTATCGGATATCTTGATACAAATAATGTTCCTCGAAAATGTGTTAAAATTGCCTACGCAGGAGGATTCATCGCTAATAAAGTTCTGACCACTGACGAAATCAATCAGATCATCGCCTACTATAACCTTGACCGTCCGGGACAGATCATCAAGCCTCAGTTATACTACAACATCAAGAAGCAAGGTATCACCAACGACAATCATGCAGAGTTTAACGATCAGTTGATCGACTTTGTAGGAGGTCACAACATTCAGCTAAACAATATCGGCTGGGAAGGAGAGAGTGGTATCAATAGCTATCCGGTTGTGTTTGGTGCTAATAAAACTTGGGAGACCTATGCAACATATAATTTTACTAGTAATATAAATGGTAATGAATTACATATTACCAAGGTATTAAATTCTAATGGTCTTATATTTAGTTATGTAAAACGAAATAATGAACTATTAAATATTAAAGAAATACCTTCTTTTGATATTGAAGTAATAGGACTTGAAGGAGAAAGTAAATTGCAATATTATTACCTTAGTGAAGAAAATGCTGCTAACATTACTATTTTAACTTTAGAAAACGGAGTTCATAAAATACCTAAGTCATTTATTCCAACAGATATTTTGCCTAATAGCACGTGGATAGGATTTAGAATTACTCCAATTCAGGAAGGAGTATCGAGTTTTGATTGTGATATCACTATCGAAGTCCTCCCCACCATCGAACATGCTCTCTGCCTAGACGGAATCAACGACTTCGGCAAGGTAACCGGTCTCCCTGTTTTGAAGGACTATACTATTTGTGCTCTTCGTAAATGGTTATATGGTGATTCTGTAACAAGTACTGAAACTGGCTCTATTGTTTCTAAATCTAAAGTTGGTAATGACGGTGCTTTTATTTTAGAGCAGACGTTTAATCGAAATCCTCCTCGCTCTAGCACCTTTTCTTTTGGCACAGTTAACTCGTTGATGAGTAACGATAAGTTGAACGAAGAATCATTTACTTATCAAACTAAATATAGTTATAATGGTAATTCCATACAAGCAGGTACAGGCGTTGACGGTGACTCTATGTGGTTAGGAACACTGAGAGACAACGATACTAGATTCGCTAAATTAGCATTATGGTCTCTCATGCTCTTCCCCTACAGCCTCTCCGAGTTCTTGTTGGAGAGACAGTTGAGAAAGTATAAGGCAGGAACGCTATATCCAGATATGATCGAGTTTAGACCGATTGTAAAGAGTAACATCCCTTACTCCTCGATCTCCTACTCAGTTAATCCGGGAGTGTATGTAACCGAAGGCAGCACGGTAACTATCACCATAACCTTGTCAAATGCATCTGATAAACTAATAGGCGTATCATCTAACGCCATCAGCGACATATCCATCTCTGGAGACAATGGTGTCTATGAAGTAACCGGAAAGGTCACCAAGTCTCCTCAGAAGATCAGCATAGTTATCTCCAGCTACTTGACAATGTTAGGTAACGAGACTTTAATTTCAAATGAAACATTAATTAAAAACGAATAATATGGAAAAGATATTTGACATAGCAAAAGACTCCGAGCAAAAATGGGGAGTCATTGCGCAAGGGATAGATGGGAACTTTGAACATGTAACAAATAAAATAGAAACATTATTAAATGGCAAGTCTGATCCATCTTATGAGAGTAAAAGCCTTATCAACAAATTCAATACACTTGTGAGTGGCATTACATTAGTTAAGGGCAGAGAGTATAAGATGTGTGTTAAACTGCCACAGGCGTCTACAAGCACTTGCTATCTCTATTTGTCACGACAAGAAGGAAGCGATTCGGATATTGTTGCCATTGGTCATCCGATTATAGCAATAGGAGATACTGAAATACAGTATAGTTTTATTGCTCCTTCTGACGAAAGCAATCTATATTTTTTATTTTACTCACTCGGAGTTCCATCTTGTTTATTTGATTTTTTTGAGATTGAAGAGGGAATTTTGAATAAAATGCATGATATTGAAACTGATATCTCATTTTTTCAA